CTTGAGGGGGTGGTGAGCTAACGCTCGTGCGGGTTCAAGTCCCGCCAACCGCACCAAGCCAATAAAATAAGGGTTTACAGGTAATTCTGTAAACCCTTATTTTTGTTTGACATCATAAAGTCTTATGGGGCTTGACATCATTTTGACATCAGAATATTTTAGAAATGCGTTCCACGATGTCATCTTCCATTTTAGGCGTGACGTGTGAATAGGTATCCATTGTTTCTTGAAACGAAGCATGGCCTAGGCGTTCTTGTATGGCTTTCATATTTGCCCCATTTTCAATGAGAAGTGTGGCGTGGGTATGTCT